TCCCTCAAATGATATGTTTGCTAAAATTTATAAAAATGGAAGTTTAATAAGACAAATGAGAACCCAAAATGTAGATGAAGATGGAGTTGAGTGTTGTGCTACTTTAGATCTAGCAGTTGCAGATTATATTGAGGGTTATGCAAGAATGACGAACAACGCAACAGCCATACTGGCAGATACAGATAAAACTTGGTTTGATGGATACAAAATTATAGAATAATATTATGGCAGACGGAACTTTAAAAGTAGGAACAATAACAAACAGCGCAGGATCTGGTAACATTACTATTGGATCGGGTGTTACGTTGCTATCTAACGTTCCAGCTTTTGAAGCATATTTAAGTAGCGATCAAAGTATTTCAAATTTAACAGTTACAAAAGTACAATTTGATACAGAAGTTTTTGATACTGATAGTGCTTACGATAACTCTACTAACCATAGATTTACACCTCAAGTAGCTGGTAAATATTTTGTATATACTAATATACAATTACAAGAGGCTTCATTTAATATTCAACAACACAATACAGATATATATAAAAATGGTTCAATTTACAGAAATTACACTATGTATGTTCAACCATCTGAATTTGCGTATCACAATTCATATACATCAGCAATAATGGATTTAAATGGCTCAAGTGATTATGTAGAAATTTTTACACTTTATAGAGAAGCTGGAGGTACTCCAGTTATTGATGCACCTAATAAATGTACTTATTTTGGCGCATATAGGATAGGAGCATAATGACAAGTATATTAAAAGCAGACACGATACAAGACGCAGACGGTAATAACATTATCAACGAGAATAGTAACACGATTACTATTGGCGCGAGTGGGGATACGATAACTATTCCATCAGGAGCAACTATTTCTAATTCTGGAACTGCATCAGGATTTGGTATTACAGAAGCTGACCAATGGAGATTAACTGCTAATATTACTTCTAATACTGATCCAATTAGTTCAAATTTAGAAAGAAATGATAGTACAGCATTTGCAAAAATTGGAACAGGAATGTCGGTAAGTTCTGGTTATTGGACTTTTCCAAGCACAGGACTTTATTGGGTAGAATTTACTTTAAGAGGTTATGCAAATACTAATGATACTATCGGAGGTTATATTGAAGCAACAACAAATAATTCATCATACGATGTAGTAGCAGATGCAGCATTTGGAGATAATGGAGCTAATAGCAATCAAGGTACTACTTCAAGTTTTGTAAATGTTACGGATACAGCAAATGTAAAAGTTAAATTTGCAGTAGATAGTATTTCTGGTTCATCAGTTGTTGAGGGACATTCAGGATATAATAGAACATTTTTTACATTTATTAGATTAGGAGGCAGTCAATAATGGATTACTTACAAAACGCTTTAGCTTATTTTAATATTGAAAAACCTCAATGGTATGGTTGGAAAAAAGATTTTGTTGGTGATACCAGAATGTCTTATGAAAATTTAATTTTAAATGATGAAACAGCTACTATGCCAAGTAAAGCAGAAGTGGACGCAAAGATACAAGAAATTAAAGATGCTGAACAAACAGCAATAGATAAAAAAGCCTCTGGTAAACAGAAGCTAAAAGATTTAGGATTGGACGACGCAGAAATTAAAGCGTTGATAGGATAAATTATGGCGATAACTAGACTAGGCGGAGCGAATGCAATAACAGGCACTATACCACAAGGTAATATTGCTAACGCATCTTTAGGAGCAATAACAGCTCTACCAGCAGCTATTCCTACTGGTAAGATTTTGCAAGTTGTTTCAACAGCTAAAACAGATACTACTTCAACAACTTCAAGTAGTTTTGTTGATATATCTGGCATGACTTTATCTATAACTCCTGCAGCTACAAACTCTAAAATTTTAGTTAAAGTACAAACTTATATTTGTGGTGGTTCTTCAGCTAACCAACCTATAAATCTTTTAAGAGGAAGTACAGTTATAGGTGTTGCCGATACATCAGCAGATTATACAATGCCATTTAGACAAGCAAGTGATGGTCAAAATCAATATAGATTTTTTAATTTAACTACAACATTTTTAGATTCACCATCAACTACTTCAGCAACTACTTATAAATTGCAATGGAAAACAAACTCTGGAACATTATATTTAAATAGAACAGTTGATGAGGGTGGTTTAGGAAGTGGTGTTAATGCTTGTTCAACAATTACAGCAATGGAAGTAGGAGCATAATGACAGATATTATTAAAGCAATTAAAGCTATTAATTCTAACGCAGAAGTTTCTGTTAATGCAGAAGATTTTGAGCAAATAATTTGGCACAATGGAACAACACCTATTTCTAAAGCTGACATAGAAGCAAAGATTGCAGAGTTACCTACTGCTGAAGAAGAAGCTGCACAAACAGAAACAGACAGATCTTCTGGTAAACAAAAACTCAAAGATCTAGGATTAACCGACGCTGAAATAAAAGCACTGACAGGAGCATAATAAATGCTCGGCTTAACTTCCATATCCGGTGCTCCAATATCGACATCGTTCTTTAACCCGAACGTTACTGTTAATGTAACTGCTAACGCACTAACTCTTTCAATCGGTAGTTCTTCAGCACTAGCAGGAGCTTTTGTACAACCAACTGGTAGTCCATTAACACTTGGCTTTGGATCACTAACAATTAGTGGTAAAGCAAACGTAACCCCTACAGCCACACCATTCACTTTAGGTGTAGGTACAGTCACAGTAACAGCTGCAGCTAATGTAAGTGTTACAGGAAATGCATTGACCATTGGCACAGGAAGTGTTAGTATTACAGCGGCTGCAAACGTATCACCAACTGGTGTGCCGATGACGCTAACAGTAAAAGACGCGGGTATTATTACTTGGAACGACATTGACCCAGGGGTTAGTCAAGTTTGGACACCAATAGACCCGTATTAGGAGAATTATGGCATCAAGTTTTTCAACAAATTCAAAATTAGAACTTATTACTACAGGTGAAAAAGCAGGTCTTTGGGGCACTATTACTAATACAAATTTACAGATATTAGAACAATTATCATCAGGTTATTTATCTACATCTCAATTAGGATCTGGAGATTTAGCTTTGGCACTTGACAATGGTGCAACATCAAATGGTAAAAATTTATACATAAAATTAACAGGTACGTTAGGTGCAAATAGAAATGTAACTATACCAGATGGGTCTGAAAGAATTATTGTTTTTGAAGATGCAACAACAAGAGGTACATCTGCACTATACACAATTACAGTTAAAACTGTATCAGGGTCAGGGGTTGTATTACCTATTGGATCTACTTCATTAGTGTATTCAGATGGTACAAATGTTAGTCTTGGAATTAGAAACAAAGGTTATGTAACTTTAAACTCTTCAACAATTACCGCATACACAGCAGTAGATGGTGATCAAATATTTGCAAACACAACAGCTAACCCAATTACTGTAACTTTACCTGCATCACCAGCAGTAGGATCAGAGGTTACGTTTATTGATGCAAGAGGAACTTTTAACTCTAACAATTTGATTGTTAATAGAAACAGTCAACCAATAAATACAGGTACATCAAACTTAACATTAGATACTAACGGTCAAGCTTTTGCATTAGTGTATGTTGATGCAACAAGAGGCTGGGCATATAAAACAAACACGGCATAAGGAGCACGGACCATGGCCCTTATTGAATATAGCTTTCTTCCGGGAATTGACAAACAAGATACAACTGCAGGTGCGGAAAACAGATGGATAGATTCTGACAATGTTAGATTTAGATATGGTCTACCAGAAAAAGTAGGTGGTTGGTCTTCTTTAATATCTAATACTATATGTGGAGTTGCTAGAAAACAACACGCGTTTGTAGATTTAAATGGAAATAGGTACGTGGCCCTTGGAACAGATAAGTTTTTACTTCTATATTTTGAAGGACAATTATTTGATATAACACCCTTAAAGGCAACATTATCATCTTCTACAATCGCAACAACTAATAACGATCCTGTTTGTACAATAACAACTTCTACGTCACACGGTTTAGAACCAGGAGATATAGTTTTATTAGATAGTGTAACTTTACCTAGTGGTACAGGTTTTAGTGCATCAGATTTTGAAGACAAACTATTTCAAGTAACAACAGCTCCAACACCTACGACTTTTACAATTACACAAAGCAGTAATGCTGGTGGAACAGTTGCAACAGGTGGTAGTATCGCAGTTAAACCTTATGAAAAAATTGGTCCCTCTGCACAAAACTATGGTTATGGTTGGGGTATATCTCAATGGGATGGTTCTGTATCAGGTGCTGCAACATCAACTTTAAATGGATCTTTAAGTGCAAACTCTGCTGGTACAGGTGGAGTTGGTACAAATGTTACGTTGGCTGCAACTACAAACTTTAGTGCTGCTGGTAGAATTTTAGTAGAGAGTGAGTTAATATCTTATGCGTCTATATCATCACCTAATTTACAAAGCATTGTAAGAAATGTTAACGGAACAGATAATGCATCTCATAACACAGGAACAGCTGTTACAGATGCTACAAACTTTTCTGATTGGGGTGAAGGTGTATTAGCATCAGAAGTAACTCTTGAACCAGGATTATGGAGTCTTGATAACTTTGGTCAAGTATTGATTGCAACTATTGCAAACGGTAAAACATTTACATGGAACGCAGGAGCTGCATCACCAACAACGGTTAGAGCATCAACAAGTACTTCTGGTTTTTCTACATCATCTAATCCAACAGCATCAAGAATAACTCTTGTATCACCAACAACTAGACACTTATGTCATTTAGGAACTGAAACAACTATCGGAGATACTACAACACAAGATGATATGTTTATAAGATTTTCTAATCAAGAAGATATAAATGATTACACAGCAACTGCAATCAACAGTGCGGGTGATTTTAGATTACAAGATGGTACAAAAATTGTAGGTGCAATTAAAGCAAAAGAAACAATTCTAGTATTTACAGATAATGCATTGTACACAATGAAATTTATTGGTGCGCCTTTTACTTTTGGGT